GTGCTTTTCACCTCGCTATGATTTTTTATAACGTGATTTTATACATTTTGTATATATATTAAAGAAATTTTATACATTTTGTAATATTTTAAAGGAAGTGATTTTATGGAAAAAAATATAAAAAAACAAAAAATATATGATGAATATGTCAGTTTGCGTAAAGCACTTAAAAATATCCCCGAGGATAAAATGAGCATCGCGACTGGATTAATGGACAATGCGGCTTTTATGCTTGTTACACTCGATGAGCTTAAAGATGAGATCAATGACAGAGGTGCTTTTGTCACTTATAACAAAAATCTTGTGGAGAATCCAGCGATGAAAAGCTATAACACAATGATTAATCGATATTCTGGTGTAATGGCGCAATTACTTAATTTACTCCCAAAAGATGAGCAAGCAGATGTAAGCAAAAATGTTGATAAAAAAGCGGCGGCATTAAAGGATTTTATCGCTAAAAAGAATGATATGTGATGAAAAAACACAACTACATAAGGGAGTATTACGACAAAATACAAGGCGGTGAGATTATCGCGTGCAAGCGCATAAAGCAAATATATAAGGCGCTTGTGGAAGAGTTAGATAATCCTGTTAGCAATTGGATTTTTGATATTGAAAAGGCGAATGAACCAATATGGTTTATTGAAACATTTTGCAAAAATAGCAAAGGCAAATGGATGGGCAAAAATGTAAAGCTCTTGCTATGGCAAAAAGCGGCTATATCTGCCATATTTGGCTTTGTGGACAAGAAAACAGGTCTACGCAGAGCGCGTGAAGCATTTATCGAGTGTCCTCGGAAGTGCGGCAAAAGCACTTTGCTTAGCGGCCTCGGCATATATGGTATGTTATCCGAGCATGGCGCACAAGTGTTATGCAGCGCAAATAAGTACCAACAGGCACGAATTATATTTGACGAATCGCGGAATATGGTTTTGCAATCGCCAGAGTTAAGCAAGATAATCCGCAAGAGAAAAAGTGATATGTATTGCGATGACAATTTTTCCTCTATGATTCCTTTGTCTAAAAATAGTGAGCTATCAGACGGCCTTAATGCCAGTTTAGCTTTAATCGATGAGGTGCACAGTAATAAGGATAGATATTCTTATGATGTCATTAAGCAGTCCATGAGCGCAAGGGAGCAGCCACTTATCATTACAATAAGCACGGCAGGTTTTGTTCGCAATGGATTATTTGATATCCTTCACGATTACGGTTGCAATATACTTGACGGCAAGCTAACTGATAAAGAAGTGCCTTACGGCAGTTTTTTACCATTTTTTTATGAGCTTGACGATGTTTCAGAAATGGATAATCCTGATATGTGGATCAAAGCTAATCCGTCATTAGGAGTGATTAAGTCATTTGATGAATTAAAAGCAAATGTCGAACGTGCAAAAGTTGATTCGACTTTTTTGCCAACACTGAAAACAAAGGACTTTGATATCCCTGAAAATGTCGCCGGTAGTTGGTTGACACATGACGAGGTAATTAATCCAGCCACGTTTGAGCTTAACGATTTTAGCGGTAGTTACGGTATCGGCGGTGTTGACTTATCAGAAGTCGGTGACTTGACTTGCGCGACAATGTTAATGATGCACGGTGATAGTGATGTTAAATATATATACCAACATTATTTTATGCCCGAGCTTGCGGTAAAAGAGCACTTACAAACCGATAAAGTGCCTTATGCCATATGGCATAAGCGCGGTCTTATTACTTTTTGTAAAGGCAACAGGGTTGATTACGCAGATGTGACACAATGGTTTATTGATATTGAGCAAAAATATCATATTATCCCGTCATGGATTGGTTATGACCGGTGGGGCACTCAGTATTGGCAAAAGGAAATGGAAAGCCGTGGCTATGTCATTGTGCCAGTCGGGCAGGGATACAAGTCATGCTCGCCAGTTATGAAGCAAATGCAGTTGGATTTTGGTGCACACTTAATAAATTATGATGCAAATCCAATAACTGCATGGTGCTTAAGTAACACGGCAGTCAAAACAGATCCGAGCGGCAATATAAAATTTGATAAATCTGCTAATAGATATCTACGCATAGACGGCATGGCAAGTTTATATGACGCTTGTTATGTTCTCTATAATAATTTTGACGAATACAAGCAATTAATTAAAGGGAGGTGATAAAAATAATGAAACAAAAGCGAAGTATGTTTAATCGAATATTTGGAAAGCAGAATAATAACAAGCCGCAGAGTGATAATCAACAATTAACATCGGTGCAAATGCTAAATACTTATAGTAGCCGTGTTTGTAATTATAACGATGAATTATATAATAATGCGACAGTGCGGAATTGCGTTGATACAATAGCGCGGTATTTTGCGAAGATGCAGCCAGAGCATAGGTTAAAGGGAAAGCGTGTAAATGATAATCTCGATAAGCTATTATCTTTACGCCCGAATCCTGATATGAGCACATACACATTTTTGTATAAGGTCGTTACTTGCTATGAAATGGACAACAACGCCTATATATATGTAGAGCGTGATAATTTAGGAAATGCAATAGCACTATGGCCTTTCAGTTATGCACAGGCCGAACTGAAAGAAAATAAATACGGTGATTTATATCTTGAGTTTACTTTTACGAATGGAAAAAAGGTGACGGCGAGCACGCAAGATGTAATTATTTTGCGGAAAAATATTTATAAAAATGATTTCTTTTCTGAAACGAATACAAGACCGCTCTATCCTATCGTAAATACCCTATATGCTATCATACAAGGCCTCATCAATGCCGTTAAATCGTCTGCTTTTGTCCGAGGAATTTATAAAGTAACAGGACATTTACAGCCAGATGATGTAAAAAAGCAGCGCGATAATTTTAAAAATCAGTTTTTTGGAATTCAAAATAATGATGGCATTATCGTCATGGGTTCAGATGGCGACTACACGCCAATAGATAGTAAACCTATCTTAGTTGACGATAAAAACACAAAATTAATACAAGAGCAAATTTACAGATACTTTGGAGTTAATGAAGATATCATAAATGGCAATTATACTGAAAATGAGTTTCAAGCATTTTTTGAGGGCACACTTGAGCCAATAGCAATACAACTTACGCAGGAAATGAACGCTAAGTTATTTTCTACAAATGAAATTAATTTCGGGAATGAGATAGTGCTTGTAAGTGATAAGCTAAGCTATATGTCCATTAATAGTAAAATCGAGATGATTAATAGTGTTAAGGATTTGGGTGTGCTTACAAAAGGAACAATTGCGGATATTTTGAACGTGGAACGTCCTGCCGATAGTGATAAGATTTTGCAATCACTCAATTATGTCGATAGCAACATAGCTAACCAATATCAGTTGAGCGCGGCCGATAAGAAAAATAAATTAATCAACACATTGATGGGAGGCGATAATGATAATGAAAAAAACAAAGACAACAAAGGAAATAAGGACGATACGAGCGCCAATAAGCGTAATCGAAAATCAAAATAATACTGATATGGTTGTCGAGGGTAAAGCTATTGTCTTTAACGAGCCAACACTTTTGCTTAACGACGGCAGTACAAAATATTATGAGATGATTGATTCACACGCCCTTGACGGCGTCGACTTATCGAATGTATATCTCTATTATAATCATGCGGAAAAAGCACTTGCAAGGACAAAAAATAAAACATTAACACTTGATGTCCGGCCTGACGGTTTGTATTTTAAAGCAAATTTGATTGATACAAGCTATGGCAAAGATGTGTATACGATGGTGAAAAATGGCCTTGTCGATAAATGCAGTTTTGCTTTTACTATTGCAGATGAAGATTTTGACACTGATACAAATACATTTATCGTAAAAAAAATTGATAAACTTTTTGAAATCTCTATCGTGGATCTGCCTGCATATGATGATACAACGGTTTCTGTTTCCGCAAGGGCAAAGGTAACAGAGCTTGAAGCAGATAGACAAGCAAAACTCGATGATGAGAGGCGCAAAGCGCTAATTTTAAAAACACTATATTAAAGTAAAATTTGAAAGGAAGTTATTAACTTATGGATAAACTTACAGAGAGAATGTTTAATATCAATAAACGTAAGGCAGAAATTAGGTCAGAGCTTGAGAGCAAAAAAGATGGTATTGATTTTGATGCTTATGAAAAAGAACTAAAGGATCTTAACACTGAGTTTTCTGATATCGAAAAACGTATGAAGATGGTAGACGGGATTTCAATTACACTTGACAAGCCAAAAGAGGGAGAGAGGATAGACATGGATAATTACACACGTGATAGCAAAGAGTATAGGAGCGCTTTTCTTAATAAGCTCAAGGGCACACGTCTCAGCGAGGTAGAGCAGAGGGCATATAGCTCAGTCGCAAATAGCGCAGATGCCGCGATCCCAACACAGACCGCAGACCAGATCCTTACAAAGATTAAGCAGATAGCGCCTATCCTTGGTGAAATGACACTTATGCAGGTCGCGGGCGACGTTAAATTTGCCACAGAGGGTACACGTGATAGCGCCGCAGTACATACAGAAAATGCCGCAGTTACACCTGCTAATGATGCTATGGTGTCAGTCAATCTTGGCGGATATGAATTTGTAAAAATCATAAGTATCTCTAAGGCAGTC